TCTTTGATAGCTTTGTTTTCTAGCTCGTAAGCTATTAATGCAGCATCTCCTATCAACCCTGCGTGTGGACAGGGCGTACCAGCATTTTTTAAACTTTCCCTAATAACCCCAGACTCTTCCTCGCACATGACGCTTATGGCAGCCACTTTAAGGCCCATATCGTAGAGGGTTTTTGCATTTTTAAGGCGTACACAGTTCTTTTCAGTAAAAACTTTACCTGCACTAAGACCTAATATCTGGGTCTGTATGGAAGCCGATGCTGATATTGTGCAGAGATCACCAGTACCTGTAGTAAGATTAGGAGATATTGCGCTGGGCGGTGGGCTATAAATAGTTGTGTCCATCGAGCCATTAGATGTTACTGTACTATTATTATCTGTACGAATTACATCGTCATCATCAGCATGTGCAGTAGTGCCGATTAATAAGGTAAGTAGTATAAGTAAGAGTTTCATTTTTTTGATTGTTCTGCCATTCTCTCTACTAGGTTACGAATAGCTTTTATGTTTTCATCAATACGACCTAGAGAGACAGCCTGTGATTGTACGGTTTTCTCTATTGTACCAATGCGAGTTTCTTGACGGACTAGATCACGAGCATTATTTTTTACGGCTGAGTCTAGTGAAGACACATACCATACCAGTGATATAGTTTGTAGTACGATAGCTACGATTAATGTAACTGGTACTGACTTAGAAAGATGCCAACTCTCAGTCATGGTTTAGTAGGCCATGTGATACTATCTGGATAGCCATCTAAGTCTTCTATGTCTAAGAGAGCCTGTCGATAATTAGTCCACTCTGTTCTTTTAGCTTCTGACATACCGTTCCAACGTAAAGCATTAGATACGATAGGGTCTACTTCTGATGAAAGCAAGTGATTACGTTCTTCTCTTGCGTACTCTGGAGCTTTAGCCTCTTCTGCCGCCCATTCAGCTATTAGTTCTGCTTCTTCTTTAGCAGTTAAAGGAACTACTACACCATCTACTATTTTATGATTTGACATTGTTATTTCCTTTTTTTTATGAGTTAAGTACACCGTATACTTTGATTATACCACGTACCATTGTTCCAGAGTGAAATTTCATCCTAAAAGAGTTTACTTGTGGTAAATTTGTTTGTACAAAAGCAGCGTTCATTGCCCCAAATTGTGTATTCACGTGTTGATTAGAATTGTTCATATTATACGATTGACCAGTCAGAACATATGAACTATTAGTGTTATTTACATTCATAATTCTAAAATGTCCTGCAATACATGGCCCATAATATCCCGGGTCACCAACGCTAGAAGTTATCAGCATGTAACCATAGATGCCGAAGCCACTAGGCGTAGCACTGCCCGTAGATTTAAACCCGTAACTTTGCACATCTCCAAGTTCAGTTGATAAATTGTCGTCACTCAAATATACTCTCAATTGGGAAGCCCCTCCATTAGAAGGCTGTAACCCCTCGAACTCTACGTAATAGCTGTCATATAATGAGTTATTCATAGCTGTAAAATTAAAGGTACTAGTAGTATTCATAACTGACCTGTTTAATAATACTCTTGAGCCACCGCTTGCGTCTGCCCATTGAGCAGTGCCAGCAGATGCATACTTGAGTATTTGGTCTGTAGAACCACCACTAGGAATATGATTGTTACCGTTACCTGTTGGGTGTGAATAGTTGTTAGCATTAGTAGCCATTGTATCTAATCTAACACCATCTGCCGCAAGATCACGTCCGTCTAATGTACCTGTTACAGTTACGTTTCCTGTTACATTAACTCCGCTTGATGTTGTTTCAAACTTTTTGCTATTGTTATGAAAAAGGTCAACAGAACCATCTTTTCTAAAAACAGCCATATTTTCTGAGCCATCTGTATTGATTGATACAGTAGACCCATTTGTTGACAAAATTAAAGAACCACTACCAACTTCAGAAATGTAACTATGATTGTTTGTACTATTATGGTAAATCTCTAGGTCATTACTATCACCAAAAAATGCTTTCTGAGTATCGCCTAGTTTAAAGCCATTAGTAAAATAAGCACGACCACCTTCAGACATATCAAGGGTGAGGGCTGTTATTGTAGAATTATTATCTATACCTTTGAATACTATATCTCCATCATTAACTTGTGATTGAAGTTGTAAATTATTACCGTTCTTTAATATTCTTCCATATTCTGCATATGGACTATCATAAAATCTTACAATTCCACCATCAGCATCAAGGATAATGTTTCCTGCAACGTCTAGTGTTAAGTCGCCAGAAGCGTTAGTAATATTACCTGTGACTTGTATGCCTGTTGATGTTGTGGCTAGTTTGGCGGCGTTGTTGTGATACAGAGTAACTGCACCACCAGTTGTTGCCGTTATTTTATTTGCATTATTTGCGGCATTATTTATTTCAAGATTATCTGCGGCAAGAATAAGATTACCAGCACCCGATTCAGCAATAATTGAATGATTGCCTGTAGCTGTATGGTAAATCTGTAGGTCAGACCCATCTCCAAACTTAGCCTTGACGTTATCATTATACAAGACATCACCTGTCATTGTACCACCAGCTAAAGGTAACTTAGTAGCCAATGCTGTTGTGAGAGTAGAGTTATAGTTAGCGTCATCATTGATAGCCGCAGCTAACTCATTCAAATCATTGAGTGTACTAGGTGCGCCACCAATAAGTGTTGTAATCTTATCTACTACATAAGCTGTTGTAGCTATCTTAGTACTATCATCAGATTCAGCTTGTGTAGTTGCTGTAGTAGTAGATGATAGAGAACCACTAAGTGTACCGCTGAGTGAACCAGTGATAGTACCTGTAGCTGTTAGGTTACGGAAGCCTGTTATATCTTTGTTCGTATTAACTACGACAGCTTTAGATGCTGATACTGTACCTGCTGTAATACCATCAATGCTCTCTAAGTCATTCTCATTAATATCAGCACTACCTATTACAAAGCTACCACCAGTGATAGCACCTGTAGTTGTTATAGTAGATGAGCCATTGTCTATGTTACCAAAGCCTGACGTTATGCTACCACTATTCAATGCACCTGTAGAGGTGATGTTAGTTGTAGTGATACCATCAACATATGCTTTGATAGACTGCTGACTAGCAATGCCAGTAGCAGAGTCACTGGCAAGGTTATCCTCATCAAGGAAGCTCTTACCATCTAAGATGTTTATTTCTTGTGCGCTGTCTGCTAAGTCTCTTGCCTTACTCATGGCTCATCCTTTTTATTTAAATTAAGCTGCTTCTTCTACTGGTGGGGTTTCCAGTGATGTAGTAAGCATTTTTACGAAAGCTTCTCTACCAATGCCTAGCTGATCTAGGTTAAATTGCGTTGTAGATAGCTTTCTGTCCAGGTCGGTAATATGATTAATCATAATCTTTTGCTGATCAGTCATACTTTCAATTTCGTATTCTTTATCGTTAACTGTTATAGTAGGGTTTTTTTCTGTTTTTCCCATTATAAACTCCTTTAAGTTTGTGGTTAGGTTTACCAAGACATGATTATCTTGGGTTTGTTACTTAGCTAAAGTTTAGGTAAGTAAATTCTTTTAGGTAGGCTTTGTAGGCCATGTTACTGTATTCGGGAAACCTGCTTGTGCTGGTAAGTTAAGCAAGTCAGTTCGGTACTGTGTCCACTCTGCTTGTTTAGCATCTGTAAGTTCAGCCCAACGTAGAGGGTTGGTTACTACAGGGTCTACTTCATTGACTAGCTTATCATCACGTTGCGCCCTTAGACTTGCCGCTAGTTCTGCATCTAGTTCTTCTTGAGTAGGTGCTACATACGCCGCATAGTCTGTACCTATAAGTTCAAGCAATACGCTGTTGTCTACAGTCATGTCTGTGTCATAAGACATTAATCCGTAAGATATCCACCCGAACTCTGGATGATTAATCTCTACTTCAAAACAAGTATTCTCTGCGTTTAATGATTGTGCGTTACGCACTTCTGTTATTGTTACTTGTGGCATAACCGCCTCCTATTATTATTGTTGTTCATTAAGATATTCTGACCCATACTGTGCATTTAAATACATAAGCATAGCCCATACATCTCCAACTACCCGCTGTTCCTGAAGAACCACTTTGGGCTGTAGCATCGCCAGCACCCCACTGATAGCCACTTGATGTAGACCCAACATAACCTGCACTTCTAGTAGTACCACTATCATTCTTTAGATAAGCATAAGTACCAACAGCACCAAGAGCTGTACTACCGCCAACACCTGTTAGGTTAGAGCCATCGCCGTGATATGTTACAGCGTATACGTCTTTCCAACGACCACTAGCACCACCAAGATTTAAAGCGTTATCATTGTCTGCCCCAGTATTTGTAGCAGGTCTAAAGCCTCCGTTGTGGAAACTTGCAAATGTATCTGTACCACCTGTTGACCCTATATATAGGTAAGCACTAGCTAAACTACCAATACTACCTACAACTGTGTTGTCCTTTGCCAACTCAATTATAGAACCATTTGATGTCTTACGATTAAATGTAGCAACCACATTGGCACGTTTAGCATGTATTAAACCATCTGAACGAATACCAGCACCATCATTATTAGTGCTTGCTGAAGTCATTCCCACCAACAAGTTACCTGACGAGTCTATTCGCATACGTTCTGTGTTGTTAGTAATAAATTTAGTAGAGTTAGAACTAACAGTACCAAACAAAACAGAACCTGTATCTGCTCCAATTTTTACATCAGGAACTTTGCCCATTAAATGGCCTGATGAGTCTATGCGGAAACGTTCTGTAACTGTAGTGTTGGCCGAAGATTTATTACCTGTATAAAAACGTAAATCACCGCTGTAACCGCCAAC